CTCATACTTACTTCTGTGCCAGAGGCAATGTCTTTACAGATTGATTCCAATCTCAGACGATATTGGGTTGATAGCATATGTTCTCAATAACTATCACTATTTAACATGGATAACTCCCTTCATTCCTGCTCCAGCATGAGGTTCACACTGAAATTCATATTCTCCAGGTTCGCTAAAGGTTATCTTTACTTTATCTCCTTTAATAAAGTTAAGATCAGGTTGAGATAGTTCATCATGTCCATTGATGAATACTATATTGTGAGGAGGTAAATCATTGTTAACGAATGTTATGGATTCACCACTATTAATTGTTGCTTCGGAAGGATTGAAAACTAGATTCCCATCAGAACCCATTTGTATTTCTGCAGCCCAAGCACTAGCTGCTAATGTAAAGGAAAGCAATAACGAAGTAAGCATTATTGTAAGTCTACTCATCCACCACATAATTTCATGTTTTAGTTCTTTACTTTTCATAATATTACTCCTTTCGGAGTTTCAAAACAATAGTCAACAAAATGAGGATGATCCTTTAATACGGATACATCCTCTTTACTATGTTCTATTGCTGAATATGCATCATCTGCATATTCACAAATCTCTAGATTAACCTGTTGTGGGGTATGATACCCAACTGTGTAATGAGACACGATTTTAAGCCGTGGGCTCGCAAATTATTTGTAAGTATTTATACCCTACATCCCATTCCAAAAGGTGTCTGTTGGGGTTTGCATATTTCTTGAGATGAAATATAATCCCACGTTACATGCGAACCAGTAAAGATTAGTTACCCATGCTTGTCTCCAACAATATCTTCTATTGGTTTGTACAATGTACATGTTTCTCTCATTCATTGATTCATCAACGGACAAAGGTCTAAACTTTAACCATTGTTCAAATAGCAGTGAGATTATAAATCCAACCGCAAAGATATAAAATAACAGATTTAATAACCCTGCCATTGTAAATAAAAAACTCATCGTCTAATCCCTTGGATAATTTTTTGGTATGGAACTTGTTTGATTTTATCAATCACATCAGTCTCTACTTTGTCAGCAATCTTTTCTATGATGTTAACATCTATGTGCATGAAAGGTGGAATGATTCCTAAGATTCTTAGTAGTCCATCCACAAATAATGCTAGAGTAGTAAATCCTAGAATCATGCTAATGATTGTTGCTTCTCTGTTGTGCTTTGCCATAGATGCTTCATCTATTGCTCGTGCTTCTTCAACAGCAGCACGTATCATAACATCAACCTGTTCCTTAGTATAGCATATTCTGGTGATTGTTTCTTCTGTCATAAACCTCCCAACATGACACTACTTATGATACGTAGCATCATTATACCATAAAGCTTTATTGATTTCAAGACTTGGGCAATTTCCCATCATGCTGTGCTTTATCTCTTTCCATATTCTGAATCTTCTGAAGAAACTCTTGTTTCTTCTCAATGTTCTCTAACTTTTTTTGCAAGTCCTTTACTTCGTCATTAATAGACATGGGTTCTTTGGATTAGATTCCCCCAACTTTAACCGTACTTGTAACTTGGCTTAGTAGTTTTCTTTGGTAACTTACCACTACGCACCTTGGTTCCAGATGTTTCACCGTCACCAGATTTGTTTTTTCCTGCTTTTGATTTTCCTATGTTGACAGACTTACCAGGTTTTTTAGATTCGGTATCGTGTAATCTTGCTGGTTTGTTCTTGTCTTTTGTAATTACTGATTCTTGGTCATGCTTCCGTCCTAATCGTCTCATGACTTTGCCAAAGCGACGTTTGGACATTTTATCGGGTTTGGAGGTTTGGTATGATACTTCACGGCCTGTTTTGCCATCACCGTACTTGTATTCACCTACACCTTTCTTGTGACCAATGCCTTTCTTTTTGAGATCTTTCTCTAGAGCGCGACGTTTCTCACGGTTCTTTTTTTCATCAGAACCTCTGTCAGCAGAAATGTTTCCTGTTACTTGGGTTTTTGATTTGTGAAGCATACGAGAGGTTGGGTTTCCCTCGCTCATGAAGTCCTTGTAAGATTTACCTTCTTTGTTCATCTTACGTTTTTCAATTTTCTTCTTCTGCCAAGAGTCAAGTGCGTCTACTGGACGACCTCCTTTTGACATAACTGACGCTTTATGCTTCTTAAATGCATCAGCTGAAGCCTTTGACTTTGCTTTCTTAGCATCAGAAGATGCTTTTTGTTTAGCAACGTTAGCTTTAGAGATTCTATCTATTCTTTCAGCTGGAGTTTCTTCGTTTAAATGGTCGGACATTTTAGCCTCCTACAACTTGGACTTCTTCAACTACAATAGCATTTCCTGTTACTGCAATCTTAACGCAACGTTTTACTTTTGCTTGATTGCCAGTTGCAAATGTGTAGTCAGCTGAAGCTGCTTGTGAATCAATATCTGTTGTGATCGTAGCACTACTGGTAGCAGTAATTGCTTTACCAACTGTGCCAGCACTCAGAAATGCAGCATCTATGGCAGGAGATGTACTATCATCTATTACAGCGATGAAATCACCAACTGAAAATGGATGAGTGTCTCTTGACATATTCTCTTGTAAACTATTTCCTAATGTATAAACTGCTGTTGCAGCATCAGTTGCTTTGACAACTTTAGCTGTACCAGGTTTACCACCCTTCACTAAAAGTGATTCATTATCTATAAGAGTTATAGCAGGTCCGCCGTTAAATGCCACTGTAGCATCTCCAGCATTTGCGATGACTCTAAAAAAGCCAGTTTGTACAACTTGGTATTCAGTAGCACCTGCGGCCACTGCGTTTGTACTTAATACATTGAGGACTGTCATGTCGTGTCTATGTTTAATCCTTATTATTTATGTTACTTTCTTTCTTCAACATTTTCTGAAGTTCTGAAGTGCTACCAACAAATAGTGCATTGGTAACATTGTTAGGACCTTTCTTCTCTTCTTTATCAAGGTCTTTCATCTTCTGTTGAAGGTCTATTAACTTATCAGTTACGTCTCCAACTGCTTTAATTGTTGTAGCTGCCACCTCATAAGCACGAGGATGATCTGACGCTCGTGCCACATCAAGTATACCATCAACAGCCTCCTGTCCTTTCATTACTAAGTTATGTAGATTGGCACGAGAGGTTTCATAGTCTGCCTGTATGTCAGGTTTCTCAGTTCTTAGAGATTTAGACTTCTCAACATGCTTCTGCAAGTCTGAAGGTTCATCTCCGAAAACTTTATTCAATCCATCAAAAGTGCTCATAGTGGTTCATCCTGTCCGCTAGTAGGATTACGTTTTTCGTTATCCGTAAATTCCTCTGTGGTAACTCCAAATCCAAAATCATCATCTGCATCAGCAGTGATAGGATCAGGTGTTACAGTGTATCTTACTTCACGAGGTGCAGTGCTAACAGCAGTGCTTGTATAAGCATCTGCAATAACCTTAGTGATAACAGAGGATTCTTGTACAGGACCGTAAACGTATGTCTTGGCAGTAAATCCTAGGGTGTAAATGATTGCTCTACGAGAGGCAAAATTACCCTCATACTCATCATCATAGTCAATAGAATTAATAATGACAGGAACATCCTTTGTTTCATTGATTCCTGGAACAAGCTTGAGTGGCAGATTGTAACTCGGTTGAAAGTAGGGTAATATCTGCTCAATAATTTCAAGGCCGTCATCTTGATTTTTGGAAATGATTGCTAATTCAAAGGTTAAATTATAAGGGACTGGCATGTATGCCACCTTATTTTTAGTGCCACTAGTAGGTACCATGATCTTCTGAGTAGGACTAACTTTTCTACTAGGATCATATGATATACCTGTGATCTCAAAAGAGATTCTTGGCAGTGTAATCTGTACCCTCTTGTTAGTAGGATCGGGTACTTGCTCTAAACGAGCTAAAAACTTTTGCTTCGGTCCGTATGCCAAAGGAACCTTCATAACAGTAGTTCCTTGTTTGATCTCTATATTATTGAATAGAGTACCAAACCCAACAACGGTCTTTCTGAAGACTTCGTGATAAAAATATTTTCCTAACATTAGATTGTAAAGTCAGTAGTTGAACCAATAGTTCCGAATGGATTACTTTCGGAGAAGTCAATAACGTCATCATCAGCAGTTTCAAAACTATAGTTCTGATCTACTTCACTGTTGGTATTGTCTAGAGTATTGTAAGATTCTCCACTCCAGTTTGCACCAGAGGTTTGACCCTTGATGTACTCAGCAGTATTGAACGTACCTGTACGGTTGATGATCTGTAGTATTCTTGTAGAAGAATCCCAAGACTTAACCTCTGCTTGAACATCCTTCGGTGAATTACCAAAGGTTATAGTTGGTGC